TAACCCCGCACGGGCGTGTGGCCGCGTGCGGGGGAGAGGAGAGGATGCGAAGTGGAATCGCTTACTCGATGGGCGTGAGCGTCACAGTGACCACGCCAGTCGAGTTGGTCGTGGTGCCGGTGAAGTCAACGCCCAGCGAATCGCCCGCGGCGAGGACAAGGTCGGCCGCGGTAGCCGAGAGCGTGCCCGCCTGATTGACGTTGGCGGTGCCGTCCAGTGTCAGGTTGTTGGAGTGAACCGCGGTGCCCGAAGCGACGGCCGTGCCGCTGGCGGCCTTCTTGACCACCGCCGTGGCGCCCGCCGCCGTGACGGTGGGGCGGAAGTTGACGGCCTTGACCCGCATCTTGCAGGGGGCGGTGTAGAAGATGTTGTCGGCGGGAGTTGCGAACCACGCGAAGGTGGCCGCGACGGGGTTGCCGCCATTGAACGTGAGCTCGGGGGTCGTGGTGGCGTCGTCGTTCTTCGAGCGAAGATCAACGCCGCGAGAGGCTCCGTTGATGCGGACCTCGAGGTAGTCGGTCTTGGCGAAGTCGGGTTCGCCCGTGGTGCGAACGGGGTTGTACGAGCCGACGTCGGTCGCGCGGACTGAGCCGCGCTTCTCGTCGACATATCCGGTGCCGGTATTGGCGCCCATGTGATGCTCCTAAGAGAACGCCCGGGGCCTTGCGGCTCCCGGGTTTGTGTGTGAGAGAAGAGAGAGGAACTCGATTAGTCAGCGATACCGATCTCGCCGGCCGTCCAGACCGAGCCGAGACCAAGGCCGACAGAGACGGTGGACTTGACGAGCCAGCAGTGGCGGTTTTCATCCCAGTGCACGATGTTCCTCATCCCACCCAACTTGACGCCCGCGATGGGGCCCATGCCCACGTTGTAGACGCCGTCGCCACCCTGCGAGTACATGGCGAGGGCCACGGGCTGGCGGACGCCCGTGCGGGCGAAGTTGCCCTGGTACTTGGTGAGGGGCTCGGTGGAGCTGGTGATGTCGGTGGTGGGGAACTGCTGCTCCACAACCACAACCTCGAAGCCCTGCAGGCGACCGATGGCGCGCTCGCTGATATTGCCGTTCTCGATGGTCGTGTAGTCACGGTTCATCAGGCGGTTGGAGTACATCAGCACGTTGCGGATGTGGGATTCAATGAAGACCTTGCGGCCCGCCTGCGGAATGAAGTCCGCGTCCATCTGAGCGGCGAGCGTGCCGAGGTCGGCCTCGAAGCGGTCGGCGCCGGTGGAGTTGATCGGGTAGGCGTCGGTGATGCTGGTAACGCCAGCACGCTCAACGACGTTGCCGCCGAAGTGAACGTCGGTGACGGCCGCGGAACGGGCCGCGAGCGCGAGGAGGCGCCACGCGCGGCGGTTGATGACGCGGGCGACCTGACGGCCAACCTCGCGGGCTGCGGGGGCGACGGCATCCCACGGTGGGATCTCGGCGTCCTCCCAGTCGATGCGGATGGCCTTCACGAGCATCCGGTCGAGCGAGACGTTGTACTCGCTGTTCACAAGGGTGTCACCCTCGATGAACGAGCCCTTGACGTGGTGGGTGGCCTCTTCGGGGCTGGAGCCGAAGATGGGGAAGTCATGGCTGGTCGATCCCGGAGCCAGCTGCTTCATGGGGATCATGCCGTTGTCGAAGAGATAGTTCTGCTCCTTGAACGCTTCGAGAAGCGTGGGCTCAAGGGCGGTGTAGGTGAGGGCGCGCTGATCGCTTCCCACACCAAGGGGCATTGCAACATTCACTGACATGGTTCACCTCGTGAAAGAGAGTGCATTCACTCGCTCCGCGCATGAGGTGTCCCCGCTCGCGGGCCCTGTAAAGGGGTGTCCGCTGCGTGAGGCTCTGCTTGGTTGAGCTTGAAGATGCGGCGCAACACGCGCCGCGATTGGTTACTTCTTGGGGTCGGTCTTGGCCGGGGGAGTCTGGGCGGTGAGCATCTGCTTCACCATGCCCGAGAGCTCGGCCAACTGCTTGGCCTGCTCGTCGACCTTCGCTTTCAGCCGGGTCTCCTCATCGACGAAAGCGGGGGCTGCACCGCTGGCGACGCGGGCGGCCTCAATGGCGGTGTCGATGGCGTTCTGCTCATCGACGCTCGTGCACTCGGCGAGCTCGCGGCCGTTGTCCTTGTTGACGATGGTGACGGTCGTGCGAAGCTCGTTCTTGGCGACGGGCGGGTTGACGGACCTGTCGATCTCGTTGATCCACCGCGCGACCGTCTTGAAGGTGGCGTTCATCTCGCCGAGCTGGAACTTCTGATTCTTTGTGAGCGTGGGCATTGGGAGGGGGTGTCCTTACCAGGTGCGGGTGATCTTGGGGTTGACCTTCTGCGTGACGGCCATGCGGGCCATAAGGTCGGTGTCCTTCGTCCAGTCGCCAAACTTCTTCTTGCTCTCGGCCATGGAGTTGAGCATCTCTTGCTGCGTGCGGAAGGCCTCGCCGCTGTCTGTGCGCGGGGCCGAGCCACCCACGAGCGGCTTGCTCTTGCCGGCGCCGACGCCCGCCTTGTGGAACTCCATCACGTCGCGCAGGGCACCCTTGAACCGCTTGGGGTCCGCGAGCCGCGCGTTGATGTCCTCGATCTCGTCGGCGGGTACGAAGTCCTTGGCAGTGGAAAGAAGGGCGGTGAGCGCCTCCTCGCTGCCTGCGATGGTCGCCGCCTCCGCGCGGATCTGCTTCTGCGTGATGGTCTGGACCGCGGCCTGTGCCGCCTGCCCTGCCATGAACTGATCCACCGCGGCACGGGGGAGGCCGTACTTGTTCTTGATGGCCTTGTACTGATCGTCGGTGAGCTTGCCGGTCTCGCCGAACGCCTTGGCGACTTCCTCTTGCTTGAGGCCAGCCTTCTCGAGCACAACGCCAAGGTCGGCGGTGTCTGGGATCTCCTCGACCTTCGGCGCTGGCGTGGTGTCGATCTTGAGTGCGTCGGCGTCGGCTGGCGGCTTGGGGCCGCCCAGCTTCTTCTGGAGCTCGACGTAGCTCTTCTCAAGGTCTTCGACGGTCTTGTACTTGCCCGCGTAGACACGCTCGCCCGCCGGGGTCTCACCTGCTGGTGGAGTGGCGGGGGGCGTGACGGTTGGAGTTGCGGGCTGAACGATTGGAGTCTCTGCCATTTGTTCCTCTGTGATCAGGCTTGCGGGGAGAGAGCCGCCTGCGCGACGTTGCCGAGCACGTCGGTGGCCTTCTCGCCGATCATCATCGCCTGCTGCTGCCTCATCGCCTCTTGCTGCTCTTGCTGCATCTGCTCGCGCGTCTTGATGAGCCCGGGCTCCTGAATGCGGGAGAAGCGGGCCAATACGTCGGTGAGGACGCCCATGTCGATGCGACGGATCGCCTCTTCACCAAGCGATGCCACCACCTGCGCGTACTCAAGGATCGCGCCCGCGCGGCTGGATGCCTCGATGGCCGAGACGCCGGTCAGGATCGAGACTTCCACCGAACGCTCGGGGAGCTTGTTGATGAGCCGGTCGCGGACCATCTGGTACTCGAGCCGCTCGATGAGGGGGACCTGCTGGTAGTCGGCGATGCTGCTGTACGCGCCGCCGAGACCCTCTTCGAGTTCCTTGGCCACACGCGAGACCTGATAGGCCGTCACACGCTCGCCGCGGGGAGTCGTCTCGCCCTCGATGAGGAACGCACGGCCAAGGTCGCGGCGGATGGCCTCCATCGTCTGATAGCAGACGTTGAAGTCGCTGAGCTTCTCGGTCTTGAGGTAGGCCACGTCCTGAACCTGCCCACCCTGCACGCGGCCGAACATGATCTTTCCGCTGGGGCCGGCGAGGTCCTGGTCGCGGACCTGCGAGCCATAGTCCTTGATGACCTTGAAGTCGCTGCACGCATGGGCGTAGTCGAGGAGCCGCTCGCGGAGATTGTCGAAGCTCTGGAGGTCGGCGAGCAACTCTTCGATCTTGCCGCGGCCGTAGTTCTCGCCGGAAACCAGCTTGTAAGGCGTGGCAAAGTAGGGCGAAACCTTCTCTTCGCTCTCGATGATCTCTTTGTTGTTGACCTCTTGCCGGATCACCCACGCCTTCTTGAACGGGGACCACTCCACAACGGTGTAGAGGTCCTTCATCCGCTCGGCAACGGCAGTGCTGGCCTTGGCCACGCTCTCGAGATTCGCCTTGGCGATGGCCTCCGGGGGGAGGGTCGCGACGTCGATCTTCTCGCGGATGCAATGGTGAAGCACGTCGCCGCACGAGTCGCGGAGCGTCGTGTACTGATCGGGGCGGAAGACCTTGATGCGGTAGGAGTCGGTAAGCTGCTCGAGCACGTCGCCGCATCCAAAGATGTAGGAGAGTGCGAGCCGCTTGCGACTCTTGAATCCTGACTTGCGACGGGGGGCGTTGTCGATGGCGCCGCGGTCCTTGGACTGCTGGGCCGACTCCAGCGTCGCGAGCATCGTGAGCTCGCGCATGAAGAGCTGCTGCTCGACTTGCTGGAGCATCGCCGGATTCATCGCGGGCGAGTGGCGGATGTGAGCCGCGGGAAGGTAGCGGAACCACGGACCACCCCACAACGCCGCGAGGCTCTTGCCCTCAAGGTTCGACAACCCGTAGGAGCCGAGCGACTGGAAGCTTGTGGGGAGCGTCTGGTCGGGCGTCTGACCCTCGAAGGGGATCAGCGTTGGATCGGTGAGTGCCGCGCATTGGCGCATCCGGTCAAGAATGGCGGTGCGCTGGCCGTGCTCCCTGTGCCAGAGCGTCTTGATCGTGCCGTCGGTGTTTGCCATTGTGTGTTACTGGATCGAAAGACCCGTGGATGGCTTCTGTGCCGACGGCTCGATGAAGAGGGACTGACGCCCGCCACGCTCGCGGTTGAGCCGCTGGCGGAAAGCGATGGCTCGCTGGAGCTCCTCATCGTTCATGCTGGGGTCAACTGGCTCGGGTGGAGCAAGCGGAGCGGCCGGCGCACTTGGTGAGAACATGGCTACTCCTCTGGCTGGGGGTCTTCGTTGAGATTGAGGGACGCGACCGCCGCAAGGGCGATCTCCTGCTGGCCGACTCGCTTGGCAAGCTCGAGGCGAGACTCCTCGGTGTGGAAGTCCGTCACGCTCACGGCGACGTCGCCATAGACAGACACGAGCCACGCAGCGATTCGGGCCATGTGCTCGCGCGGGATGCCGATCTCGCTCATGGCCTTGGGGTTCTTCTTGAACGCCGCGACCGTCGCGCGAAACTTCTCAGAGTTCATGCTGCGGATGTCCTTGGCTGCGGAGCCAGTCGTAGAGGTGGTCGGGTGTGACCACCCACCGGGGAACCGCATGGCCCGCCTCATCCAGCACGCCCGCCACACGCGTCACACAGTCACGGCTGTAGACACGCCCGCGTGTGAGCCACCGGAGAAACGCCCGGATGGGGGTCTTGGGGCGGGGGTCCCTGTTTAGGAGAGGGGGGGGCTTATGGCAAACTTGCCATAAGCCTGTCGGTTGTTCGTAAGTCTTTGTTAGGCATGGCACCTCGATCATCCACGCGAGGGCGTTGTGGGCCTTGACGTAGGTGATCTCAGGGTAGAGCGTGTCGCCGCGAAGGACGCTCGGGTCGAGCACGACGCCGCGAGAAGCGACCGAAACGTGATCGAGCTCGCACCGTGTGACGCTGCGCTGCACCCACCACAAAACCATGGCCCAAGCCGTCCGTGGCCTTGGGCCATGACTGAGAGGGCAAGTGAAGTAGACCCTGACCACGGGACGCTTTCGGCGGGGCTGTCCGAAACAAGGCCTGCTGGTGTTCCGGTGGTGCGGCATCTTCTCGCCGTACCGCGTCACGATCACGAGATGCAGTAGGGGGCATGCAGCACGTCGCGAAGGTCAAAGTCGCCCTGCTCGGGTGGATCGGGGAACTCCATCTCGGGGTGCGTGGCTCGCCAGCCGGCCAGGATCTCGTGGAGGATGGGGCGGTCGTGAAGCTCCATGAAGGTGCGGCGGTAGATCGACCCGATGTCGTCGCCGTGGTTGAGGTGGACCATGAAACAATCGTGCACTGCGGCCATGTCGATGGCTTGCTTCCTGCACGCCTTGGCGATGGCGAACATATGGGAGCTGTCGATGCTGTGCACAATGTTGGGGGCCGACGAGTTGATCTGGCGTCGCACGTCGATGGGGACGTCGTCGTCGTCGGCCGCCAGCGTGAGCGAGCCGAGCACGGTGACGATGCGGATGTTCCGCCAGCGTCGTGCGTCCTGCACCACTGGAAGGCCCATGGGGGAGGTCCATGAAACTTCGTGGCCCGCGAGGGCGATGAGTCGTGCACACCGCCTGATCCAATCCATGATCTGAGTCGCCGCGCGGCAGACGCCCGCGAGTGCACGCTCCACCACCATGGCGAGATAGGACGAAGCGAACGAGAGCTCCTCCTTTGGGTAGCCCGCGTCGGTGAGTTGGCCGCCGATCTGGACGCGGGCGCCCGAGCG